CCGAAAAGGCTCAGCTCGAAGCCGAAGCCGCAAAGACTTCTGAACTCAAGGGTAAGCTTGACAGCATCCTCGAATCCGTAGAGGTCAAGGAAAAGGCCGAACCCGTCGTGGAATCGGTGACCGCCGTTCCGGAAAAGAAGTCTGATGCCGTTGGCGAAACCATCGCTATGGTGGAAGCCGCTATGGCTCAGATGAATGCCGACGAAGACGCTGCCAAGGCCAAGCTGGAATCCATCGTTTCCGACGCTACCAAGCGTTCCGAAGGCGACAACCTCCAGAAGGAACTTGACGCTATCGTCGAATCCGTACGTAACGCCTAATACTTTCGTAGTATCCTCAAAGGCCGCTCCGCAAGGGGCGGCTTTTTTGTGTAAATGGACTAATTTCAAAGGAAATGGCTAAAAGTATATAAACTGCAAAATATGAACTCGATGCCTAATGGACATTTTTCTGGTAAGACCAAGGGAATGATCGATAATGCTACCGAGAAGGCTAAAGGCACTTCCGGCAAGTTTTATGAGATTATGACCAAGCACGGTTTCTTCGATATAGCGGACGAATCTAACAATTTGACCGCTTGGCAGCGTGCTGGCGTTCCCGAATATAACCAGCATCGAATTTCGGATTTGTGTGACGCCATTGCGGAAATGCTGCAAGACTATTTGAGTAACGAAGAGTACGGCGTTCTCTGTCCGGGTGTAGAAGGAATCGTCAACAAGCTCGACCAACGTGGTGCTATGTCTGCCGCCGAACTTGACGGTATTGGTGCCGCCTTGGGTGGACTTACTGGCGGTGCCGCTGAAGCTACCCGACAATCTCTTTCGAACTTGGTTGCGTCTATCCAAGGTGGTTGCAAGTTCGACCCGGAAGTCGTTCCGCCTATTTGTATCGGATTTAGCGGCTTGCCGATTAGTTTTGCCAATGCGTTTAAGAAAGGCTCCTATCCTCCGGATTGGACGTTCCTTTATGACCACGAGACATTCAAGTCCAACAAGTTTTATGAGGCCGACGACGGTAGCGTGGCTATTGGTGCCGGTATCAAGCTGAATACTGGCGGAATCGCTAGACTGCTCGTTTTGAAGATGATATTCTCCGTTCCTGACGTAGATGAAGAAGGCCGAACTCAAGGTGACGCTGTCAATGGTATTACTGCGGAACAGTTCAATACTTTGTACGAGGTGTCCAATAAGCGCTATTCCGAACTTACCGACGAGCAGAAGGAGTTTGAGCTTACCGAAGGTCAGCTGCAGCTCGCTTATTTCAAGATGATTCAGCTTTTGCTGTGGGGTGCAATTAAGAATGACAACAACTGGGCGTATTTGCACTGGGGTTGCATTACTCACAACTCTTGCCCAGAAGCGGTAAAGACGGCTGTGTGTAGTTATTTGAAGACGAACGGCCTTGCAGTCGATCCAAAGATATGCCCCGAATCTGGCTTTATTTCGTATTGCGCGAATGTCGGTATGGCTTATCTTATCGGGTCTACCAAGACAATGACTTTGCACCTGTTGCCGGATATGACTTACCTTGACGACAACAAGAAGGTAGTAACCGCAACACCGGCTGAATATGGTACCAATGTGGTCGTCGCAAACGGTGTGCCGCAAAACAAGAAGCTTGCGTATCTGCATTTCCAGCTTATCGCCGATATTCTTTCGCATTTGACATACGATTCCAATCCGAATGCCTATGAACTCCGTAAGCGTCGTATCGACGAGGCCAACAAGATTTATAGGGAATGCGGAGTCGATACCATTGAATTTGGAAAGATTCCGGTGAAACCGGTTCATACGATGCCCCACTTACTGAAACGTAATTTCGGCTGGTTGATGAAGGGAACAATTGGGGTTTATGAGAACAAGAATATTGCGATTCCGCTCGACCCGAAGAATTTCAAGATTGTGAACTGGGCTGAAAAAGGTTCAAACGAATTGTCCGATATCACGCTGGACACGATTCGCTACATCTTGGCGAAGGCTCAAGTACCGGGCGTAGTAATTACATCGGTTTATCGTAGCCCTGAAGCGCAGACTCGCGCTATGCTTAATAACCGTCAGAGTCATAACGGCCAGATCGCGGTGAACTATGGCGCGAGGGGTCGTGAGGTCGACCAGCAATATACTGACGTGTCCAAGCGTGTCAATAACGGTGTGCTGAAGCGTCTCGAAAAGTCTTCCGACATCGAGGAAGCTCGCAAGAAAATGTTGAAGAAATGCGAGGATTTTTTGGCGGCTGGTACTCCGGTCTCCAACCACGGACAAGACCAGAATGTCGTGCAAGCCGTCGATATGGGTCCGGCGTCTACTAGAAAGGAATTCCATTATAGTGAAGAACAGTTGAAGCGAATCAACAACGCTTGTTACGAGGCTCGACTCGAAGGATATTTGAAGGCTTACTTCGGCCCCGCTGAATATGGCGGCCCGAAGGTCAAGGACCCGGCCTTCCACATTGAGGTCTGGCAAGACAAGAGTAAGCCGCATCCGCCTATGAGTACCGGCCCTACTCCGCAGCCGACAGAAGTGTGTTTCATAACAAACGACAACTTAAAAAACAAAAATGCGTGGGATATGGTGTTCACGCACGACCAAGTCCTAAAGGCTACAAAGTAGGTATAACAATGGCAAAGGTGTACAAGACAAAGAAAGCAGAGTTCGACGATATGGTGTACGCTTATCTTATGAAGCGTTTGCGCTGTCCTATCGAAAAGAGCGATTCCTACTTCTCTGGTGCTATCGACGATATGGGAAACCCCATAGCGAACGCGACGAACGGTTCTTGGGCTTACACCAATCTGGACAAGTTCATTATGCAGCTCAAGGGTCTGCTCGGCGAAAAGGGTATTGCTGCCTTGTCCGCTGATTATGACGACCTTGACGCGATGTATCTGATGGCTGGCGGTAAGACGGATGGCTACTGGAAGAAGTTCGAACCCGTCATAGCTCTTGTCGAGGAAACCTCCTACCTTCCGCCGGAACAGCGTGGCCGTGGCGAGTATGTGGAAGAGGAGGCCGACGGAATGTCCAAGGAACAGCGTCTCGAACGTGCATTGACCATCGCCAACTTTATTATGGCGGCAATTAGGAATAACAGCGAACTTGTTTCGGACGACTCCTATGTTCGTTATGTTCTGCCGTCCGTCGAGTCGACTTTCAGCGTCCGCTCGCTGGGTTCACGTAACGAAATCGTTGATTATTTGAAGAAGGGTGGGCTGGCCGATTATCGTCAGCTTCTTCCTGAAGGCCACTTGCTGGCCGTTCGTCTCGCGAAGTATTTCATCAAGAACGATCTGTGCTCGAAGAACACGGAAGATGGCGACAACTATGCTCGCTTATGGAGGCAGCTGGCGTCGTATGGCGGATAATTATAACGGAAAGCCTTTGTTTCACGTAGGTGCTGACGATTTCATCTACATATCGAACTGTCTCTTGCTTCAGAAGAGACTGCTTTCCAAGAACATTCATTTACAGGAACTCAAGGACTATTATGTGAAGGAACGTATTCCTCAGTTTGTCATTGAGTACAATGGACTAGTTTTGTCCTGGGGATAGACTATGCTATCAAAGAAACTACCAAAGACAGATACCGTTGCTTCTCGCGTGCTCTCGCACGTCCGAGATTACGGTGCTGCTAATGAAAAGGGTCAGTTATTTGACCGAATCTTTAACCGTGGCGACGTGGTTAGACAAATCCGTGCGTCACGAAACATCGTAGGACAAGGCATTAGCCAGATGATGTACCCGAACGGCAACTCGCCTGACGGGTTCAGCAGCTATATGCCAGCTTTGGGTATCGCGACCGACAAGATCGACCCGCAGCGCATCCAGAACGCCATCGCCGAAAACCAAGTCGAGCTTTACTGGCGCAAGAACGTCGAGCGTGCATTGAAGTACGATACTGTCGCTTGCCGTTCGGAAGTGAACGAATCCTTGATCCAGCTCTGTAACGAGGGTATGTACAAGGATGACCTTGACGAAATCTGTTCGCTCAAGATTGACCCGGACGCGGAAATCGGCGATGCAGTGAAGATCAAGCTTGGCAAGATTTTCCGCCAGCAAGTGTTACGACGTATCTTCCAGCTCCATAGCAAGGGTTGGGAGTATATGAAGTACCTACTCACGCGTGGCCGTATCTTCTTCGAAGTTATTTACGATGTCGAGTCGAACAAGATTGTCGGCTTGAATATGCTTCCGGAAGAAAATATGATTGTCGTGGTTCAGGACAACCTTATCATCGGTTTCCGCCAGATGCTCACCGGTCCGGTGTCGCAGCAGACCAACGGCAAGAACTACATTGACTTCTCTCCGCAGCAGATCCTTTACGCTTCCCTCGGTATGGCCGGTCCGGGCGGCATCAATGACCCTCGTTCTATCCTTGAACCGGCTATGAAGCCATATAACCAACTGAATACCATCGAAGATTCGGTGGTGATGTATCGTGTTCTTTGGGGTT